TATGTTATGTATTAACCTTATCATAGTATCTATACATTGTCAAGTAGTGTCGACCCATATCGACACCTAGTGTTGTGATAAATGTACATTGGATTGCTTACCTAATGTTACTTGAGAGAAACAACCACCCTTACAAGTATCACATATCTTAATCTTCTTATGCGTCTTAGGGCATAAGTATCTTCTATCACCTACCTTAGATGTAGTCTGCTTGTCGTCACCAAAGTACATAGTATTCCACCCACTATCTTTGAGCATACGTTCTTCTTGCTTGGTGTTCGTTGGGTCAAGAGAAGCATTGAGTGATATGTTTTTAAGGGGAAACAATACATCTTGTATTAATTGTTTTAACCCTTCATCTCTCCATGCTCTAGTTGGAACCCACCATACTGTATTTGGTGTAGCTTCACACAAAGTCTTTATTCTAAATACGTCTGACATATCTTTGATAGCTTCACCTCTACTCATGAGCCTTGCTCGTTTTGTTTGTCGTCTTGACCTAAACAATTTTTGTTGTAGTGCTTTTAAACTATCTTGATTGTCATTCTTATTTGTAGGTAAAGATTGCCAGAACTTCTCGTTTGCAATATCTTTCTTTGCCATACCCTTAAACATTTTGTATAGCTTCACATTGTAACAAGACGTATCACAAAAAGAAGTTCTGTGTACACATGAACCCTCGACATCACCAACAGGATTGATGGGTCTGTCGATAGTCCACATGTTAATATCTTTACACCATCTAGTAGTTGTAGGTGTCATAGTTACTCCTTACTTGAATAGATTAAGTTGTTGCTTCTTACTCATAGACTTGGTTACTTTAGTTATATCAAATGATTCGTTTAACTTCTCTACATTATTCGATACTACCTTATCAAATATTTGTTTTATCTGAGCATCAGTACCCTTATCAAAGACAAACATTTCAGTACCTTCTCCATGTTGTGCACCATTTCTAGCAAACCATAGCTTCATGTTTCTCTCTAATACATAGCAATGTCCTGCATATAAATGGGAAGCAATCAATTTGAATCCACCATACGAAGATATGTTTAATATTGTAAATCTATTTTTAATATTTTTAGTTACTCCTATCTTACAATAAGGTGTACCTCTTTCTCTTGCAATATAGATATGCTTTATACATTTACTATAATTACTTTTATTTCTAAAGGCACTCTCTATCTTATATGAGTGAGCTTTCTTTGCATTTACTATTAATTTATTTAAGTCCATTTGTTTTCTCCTATTATAAATGGGAATGTTAATAATAACTCTAGCTTATTCCCTACTCACCAGAGTATTCGATAGTTACCACACTATCAAATTGTATACTATCCCACGTGGGGTAGTTATCGTTAAGAGCAATGATAAGATGTTTCAGATACTGTATACCAAGTATCATCATAGTCACCATCATGTTGCTTCATATGTTTTACGTATATTGTTTCATATCTTTTTGATTTACCATTTATATCTATGTGTCCGTACTCTTTTCTAATTCTTAAATAATTCGTATCATTTATAGGTATCTCAATGTAATCTGCTTCTGATTCAAACTGATTACTACAAGGTCTTAATTCTATTTTAGCCATTTTTTATCTCCTCTAATATTTCTACACTTAACAGATGATTTTGTTTTGCATAATTTTTCCATAATTGTATTTTGTTTTCTTTGTTAGTTTTAAAATTTAATAATCCTTTCTGCATCTGCTTAACATCATACATTAACTTTAATACTCGTTCCATTATACACCCTCTTTATAAGTTGTTTATATTGTCTTTCTTTTTCTTCTTGTCTATCTCTTTCTTCTCTCCAATGTTTATGGCATAACCATTTATCCCATTGATATATGAGAGCATTGCTACTGCAACAATCACATAGTTTAACCATTAATAAAATCCTCCACCAGATGATTCTGATTCCTCATTAATTAGTCTGCTTAATTGTGGCTTGTCTTCGTTGTATCTTTTCTCACACTTCTCGCAGTAATCTTGGTTGCCACTAGGTAATGTTGTACCACAATCATGATAGATAATTTTGTCGTGGTAGTTACTGTATGTACCTTGCATACCTTTGTTTGTGCATCTCATTAATAAACTCCTTCTGGGTTCTCACCTATGTAATTACTATCTAATGATTCTTTATTAAGTAAGTCAGTATTAATACTAATACCTTCCTCTTTTAATACTTCTTTTATATCTTCATACTCATTTATTAAATCTTCAAACATGTTCTCTCCTTTTTTTATTATGTCTTAACCTTATCATAACCACAGATATTGTCAAGTAACTATTTAATTACTATCCCACGTGGGGTTAGCTTGTTTTTCCTGCACCTGCTTGTCTAGAATATGGTACTTTTAACCACACAACAATACCACAATATTCTTTTCTTTCTTTAGTATAACCATGACCAACACCACCATGATGGTTACCTCTTTTAGATAGGCTTGACCTATCACTTACTCCTATCCCACGTGGGGCAGTAGGATTTTGACTAGTAGTTTTTTTGTATTTACTTCTAGCATTTTTTAATACTGCTTGTTTATCTAAACTAAACATTGTAACCTTCCTTTCTTATTGTTATGCTTAAGCATACCACACCTTGAGGGTCTTGTCAAATGCGTCAAGGTGCAGTAAATGTGTACTTTATTTCTCATCTAATGTATGATTAATAAATTTATTCATATCAAATCTTGGGTTGTCCTCTTGCAATACTCTTGCAATTTTACAACATAAAACTCTTGCTGTGTCATCGCTTGGTAAAACTTTGAAGTGATGTTTAAAAATGTCTGCAATTTTTATGTAAGATTTTCTAGTCATTTATTTTCTCCTATTAAATTAATATTAGATATACTATCTCATAGTAAATCATCATTGTCAAATAAAAACTTCATCTTTTATTATGTCGCCGAGTAATCATAGTATAGAAAGAATGATTAGTCTGGGTTGTCTTAAGTGTCTGTTTTCTGGGCATATGGTTACATAATAGACACAAAGGTGATGAAAATATGTAGACCTAACTATCCCACGTGGGGCAGGAGCAGTCGAATTCATCGAATGTTTTTATATATATATTGAATTCATCGAATGTCTGGTCGAATTCATCGAATGTTTAGTCGGATTCATCGAATGTCTCTAGACTTATGGGAAATCTTTTATAATCTGGGTAGCTGTTACAATAATATATGTACCTTATGTATAAATATAATTAATATCATAGCTTGGATATAATAGTTATACAGTATAGCTTAGTTAATTTTAGGTATATGGGTAGCTTAATAGGTTTAATGTTACTGTATGAGCTTTAAAAGAGACTATCCCACGTGGGGTAGCTATAAATTAGACATAAAAAAACCCTAGCTAACTTAATAACTAGGGTTTATTGGGAGTTTGTACTATTTAATTTATATCAATAATAAAATAAGCCATTAAGCTACCCCATGCTATACAAACTGTCATACATAAATACCATAATACACTAGTTATTATTTCAGATTGTTGGGCTAGGTAATAAAAATCAAAAGCAAATACGAAACTTATTATTGATAATATCCAGAAAATTAAAGTAAAAAATATTCTTTTTCTTTTTAATCTTTTTTCTAATTGTATTGGAGTTTCTTTAAACATAATTTTTTATCCTAAGGTTGTGGGGTAGCTTTTACACTACCCCAAGTTAAAGTTAAGCTACGTCTTTTTCTAAGTTATGAACAGTAACATACTGAGAAATTTTAGAAGCTATTTCTAGTTGCTCCTCAGTCTCAAATTCTAGAAAATCATTATACATTTTCTGAACCTTAGACAGTTTCTTTTCAGCTCCTGTAAAATAGGCTTCAATAGTTCTGACCGAAGTTAACTTATTATCTACTAGAAATTTACTGATAGTCTCTGTAGTATCATCCTTAGTAAATACTGTACGTGGCTTTTTATGAAAAGCTAAGGTTACCAACCTTTTAGCCTTTTTTTCACTCATGCCATTATTAAGCAAAGAGTCTTTATATTCTTGCTTAACCGTAACATTAGCAATATCTTTTGCTCCCATTGATAAGGTTGAGTGAATGGTTGCCGTATATTGAGTAAGAGTTAAATTCTTTTTAACTTTATTCAATGTTTTAGTCTCATCGCTAAGACTCTTAATCTGTAACTCAATATCATTAATTGAATTAAGACTTTTATTGTTTGAAATTATTTGCATAATTTTCTCCGATTAAATTGACAGCAAAATTGCTGTTACATAATAAATACTAAATTAATTTAATATTGTCAAACAATAAAAAGCAAATAAATAAAAATAATTAAATTAATTTTGCTAAGTGATATTATTGCCACTATCCCACGTGGGGTAGTTAAATAAAAAAAGGTATCTTTTAATTCAATAATAAATATTCAAATACTTTTATTTTGCACACTGCACCAAAAAAATGCGTATGCTTGTGTGTGTATATATATGGTAGTGACATATATGTAACAAAATAACAGGGTCAATAAAAATAATAAAAAAAGTACTTGTATTTTAGTGGGGAGTTGTATATAATATATATATAATATAATCTATATAGATATAAGAGATATTAAAATTATATTTTTATAGTTTATATTATAATAATATTACAATATTACAATATAACAATGTTAAGGTACTAAATACTTTGGAAACTATAGAGACTATAGATACATCACCATACTTAAATCTACAAAATTACTTAAATTTAAAAATAGAACAAGATTCTAAAACAGATTTCATAACTTTTGTCCGTAAGATTGCTCCAATACTTGTCTCTGATTGGAAAATGGGTAAGCATATAGAAGTAATAAGTGAAAAACTAAGACAATTAGAGTCTGGAGAAATAAAAAGACTTATGGTTTTCTTACCACCTAGAAGTTCTAAGAGTGTTATCTGTTCTAAATTGTTTCCTGCTTGGTATATTGGTCGTAATCCAGAGCATGAAATCCTTACTGTGTCTCATAGTGACCAATTGTCCTCTGACTTTGGTCGGTCTGTAAGGGATGTTGTGGACTCAGAAGAGTTTCAAAGTATATTTAAGAGTGTTAAGCTACGAACAGACGTTAGAGCTGCAGGTAAATGGAAGACAAACCAAGGTGGTAGTTATTATGCTGCAGGTGTTAAGTCTCAAATAGCAGGAAGAGGTGCACATATTGCAATTCTTGATGATGTGATGTCTGAAGAAGACTCTTATTCTGAAGCAGGTCGTAGATATATTAAAGAATGGTATCCTGCAGGTCTAAGAACTCGTATAATGCCTAATGGTTCTATACTTATAATTAATACAAGGTATCATTATGATGATTTATGTGGTTGGTTATTAAAACAACAAGATGAATTTGCTATTGCACCTTGGGAAGTTATAAAAATTCCTGCCTGGTTAGACGAGGAGTCTGCTGAGTTACTTGAGTTACCAGTAGGTAGTAGTTATTTTCCAGAATGGAAATCAGATGATGTCTTACGTGTAGATGAACAGGAAATAAAAGCATCTAATGGTGCAAGATATTGGAATGCATTATATATGCAGGACCCAACACCTGATGAAGGTGGTTTAATAAAAAAAGATTGGATACAATGGTGGGAATATGAAGAACCTCCTACCTGTGACTTTATGATTCAAACATATGATACTGCGTTTTCAACAAAGACAACAGCAGACTATAGTGTTATACAAACATGGGGTATCTTTTCTCAATATGAAGAAGATGAACAGGGATATGAATCTTATAAATCTAATTTAATACTACTTGGAAATATAAAAGGTAGATTTGAATATCCAGAGTTAAGAAGAATATCTCAAAAACTATATTATGATTATAGACCTGATGTCTGTATGATAGAAAAGAAAGCAAGTGGACAATCATTAATACAAGATATGCGTAGAGCAGGTATACCTATCTTAGAATATACACCTGATAGAGATAAAGTATCTAGAGTACATGCAGCTTCACCTATGATAGAAGCAGGTAGAGTATGGATACCTAAAGATAAAAAA